GCTTAACATGATTCAAGAAGAAAGAATCCGACGCACTATCTAAATTTACGATGCGATACACTATGAGCAATGTGCGCTAGTCGCCCCAGTTGGTCGTCTTACCTTTGTGTCCGTGTGACCTAGACGGTTTACTTGGGCTACCCAAGTGCCGTCATAGGAGGTAAGAATGGCTCGCTATCGAGTTCTACAGGGTATCGATTACCCACCCAACAAACGCGCCGAAGCGGGCGATGTTGTTGAAGATTTACCAGCCACATCTATCAAGTGGCTTACTGAAATTGGCGCAATTGAAGATGCCAATAAACCTGCTAAAACAATAATTGAAGAACCTGTAGTTGAGCCTGTCAAAGAAGAACCAATTGTCGAGGCTCCAGTTGAGCCTGTCGTTGAAGCAGAGGGTTTTGACCCTAATGCAACAGATGGCGATGGCGATGGTTTTGTTCAAGATGGAACTCCACACCAACGCCCAGTTGAGGAGACTGAATAATGCCTACATTCGCACATGGTAAAAATGTAAATGTTTTTATCAATGAATTTGATTTTTCTACTTACTTTAATGATGTAAGCGCAACAAGCACAGTTGAGACATCTGAAGTTTCAGCCTTTGGCTCAAGTGCCAAGGAGTACATTGTTGGCTTGCAAGACGGCACAGTTTCACTCGGCGGAATGTTCGATGGAACAGCAGTCGTAAGTACGGATGTATTTTTCTCAACCGCACTTGGTTCTGCAACTAAGGCAAATGTGATTGTTGCTCCATCAGGTCATTCTAATGGTGCAAACGCAATAGTCCTTGAGGCAGATGACACCTCATACGAAGTTTCAGGAGCAATTGCCGATGTCGTACAGACAAGCGCTGAGTTCCAATCAAGCGATGGAGTTGAACACGGAAAGATTCTTTCTTCAGGCGCCGCCATCTCAGCAACAGGAAGTGGAACATCTGTTGATAATGCAGCCGCATCTACCAATGGTGGAGTAGGCTTTGTAAGCGTTCCAACTAATACTCGTAATGGCAACATAACAGTCAAGGTTCAGCAGTCAGCCGACAACTCAACCTTTACTGATTTGATTACCTTTACAGTCGTGACCAGTACACAGAAAACTTTTGAAAGAGTTGAAGTTGCTGGGACCGTAGCAAGATACCTGCGCGTGAACTACACGGTTGCAGGTTCCACAGGTAGCGCCACCCCAGTAGTGGCTTTCGCAAGGAGAAACTAATGCCTACATTCACACACGGTAAAGCCACCGTATTCAAGGTGGACAATTCAGGTGGGTCTTTAACAACTATTAGCGATGTGCTGACAGATGTTTCATTCCCACAGACAATCGAAACCGCCGAGACAACAAGTTTTGGTTCAAACGCAAAGACCTACATTGTGGGTTTAAGCGATGCGACCATTTCAATCTCAGGTAACTTCGATACAACAGTTGATGGACACCTAAGCGGGGTTCTAGGACAAGCGGCAACTTTGTCGTTTGAGTACGGACCTGAAGGTTCAACAGCAGGAGATGCAAAGTACACAGGCGAGTGCCTCATGACTTCTTACGAGAAGAGTGGTGCAGTTGGCGATGTTGTAACTTTCTCAGCAGAGTTCCAAGTTACAGGTGCCGTAACACGCGGCGTCTACGCATAATTCATAATTAAATAACAACTTAATAAATCGTGACCAACCTAGTGTCCAAGGAGAAATAAATGAGTCTAAAAGAAGCAATTTTCAGTAGCGATGACATCACAAAGGAACTCGTAGAAATCCCTGAATGGGGAGTAACTGTCGAGGTTCGTTCGATGACAGCAAACGAAAGAGCAAAACTCGGAGAAGGCGCTGCTAAAGGCGACAAGACCGATGTTGCTGCAATGTACGCACTAACTGTTATTGCAACTGTTTATGACCCTGAAACTGGTCTGCCAGTCTTTACAACACAGGATAAAGAAGCCATCCTTTCAAAGAATGGTGCAGTTATCGAACGCCTTGCAACCAAGGCTCTCGGCAACTCAGGTCTGTCTGAAAAGGCGGTAGACGAAGCACAAGCACGATTTCCTGAAGAATCCTGAGCGTAGGTTTCTTTTCGAACTTGCTGAAGAATTAGGTCGGACGGTGGGCGAACTTCTTTACGGGAGTCCAGCCCACCGCCCTCTATCTAGTATGGAATTAACCGAGTGGTCTGCTCTTTACATCCTAAGAGGGAAAGAGCGGGAAAAAGCGGAAAGAAAGGCTAAGGCAAGAAGATAATGGCTGAAGTTCCGCAGATAGAGATGCGGGCGCGAGTTAGCGCCGATACCGCACAATTTACCCGAGGGATGCAACAAGCATCTCAGGCTGCTGAGGGATTTGTACAAACTTCAAATCGTCTCAGAGGGGCGATAACTGGAGTTGGTATTGCTTCAGCAGCGGCTATTACTGCCATGGTTGCTTTTGGCACAAAGTCTTTCATGGCAGCGGCTCGCGTTGATGAGTTAGACATTGCAATGAACGCAGTTGGTAAATCAACTGGTTTGGGTTATCAAGTAATTAAAGATGCCACACTTGCTATCAAAGCAAACGGTATCGAGATGGAAATTGCTCAAAAGTCCGCATTGAAGTTTGCCCAAAATAACTTAGAACTTGGCAAGGCGGCTGACCTCGCTCGCGTTGCTCAGGACTTAGCCGTTATTAGTGGTATGAACTCATCTGATACCTACAACATGCTGACCCACGCCGTTATCACAGGGCGAAGCGAAGTTCTAAAATCAGTTGGTATTCAAAAATCAGCAGGTCAGATGTATGAGTCATTCGCCCGAAGTATTGGCAAGACTACAAAACAACTGACATATCAAGAAAAACAGCAAGCAGTTTTAAGCGGAGCCATTACCGAAGGCGCTAAAGTTGCAGGAACCTATGAAGCGGCTATGACAAGCCCTGGAAAGGTTCTTCGTTCTTTTGCCCGCGTACAAAATGAAATTCAAGTATCAATCGGTAATGTTTTACTTAAAGGATTTGGTCCTTTAATTTTCTCTGCTTACAATCTTGTTAAGGCAATTGCAAAAGCCTCTGAAAAAAGCAAAACCATTCAAGCCATTTTTCAAGCGCTAACAATGGTTTTGGAAAAACTTACAAAACCTTTTATTACAGTTATTGATAAATTAAAAGAATATGTAGAAAAAATTGATAAAGTTATTATTGCCACGGAAAATGGCGTTGGTCAATTTGACCGTGCGGCTGTCAATGTAAAAGGTTTAGCAGAAAAATTTGAGTTTCTTTTGCCAGCAGTCGCGGCTGTCGCAGCGGCGTTTGCTACTTTTGCTGGAGCGCAAGTTTTCAAAATGATTCCAGTTTTAGGAACAGTCTTAGGCGGTCTTGCAGGTCCGCTTGGAATTGTTGCTGTTGTTATGGCTACTTTATACTTGACATCAACTCAGGTTAAAAATGCCATGAATGAACTCTTTAGTGCATTAAAGCCAGTTGGTGAGGCTATAAAAACAGTCGGCTCAGCATTTTTTGTCGCTGCTTCCTACGGTGTTTCTATATTCTCGTTTGCAATTAGTGGATTGGCTAAAGTAATTAGTGGCACTACTGAATTCCTGCGTCAGAACAAAATTGTGTTAATTGCTCTTGGAGCGGCTCTTGGTGGCGCTATTGCCTCCCTTGTAGTTTTCAAAGTGCAAACTCTTTTAGCAGCAGCAGCAACAAAATACAGTATTTTTATTACAGGATTAAAGGCTAAGTTTCTAAATGCCGAGGCAGTTGGCGCTGCTCGCGCTGCCGTAGCGGAGGCAAAACTTGCTCACATTCAAAATATTCAAGCCGTGGCAACGGCGAAATCAGTACAGGCGACCCGAGCCTTGGCAGTTCAAAATGCCGCTAACAATCTTGCAGTTTTAGCAGCAATCCCGAATGAGCAAATTCTTGGAGGTAAAAGAGCAGCAGTTGCAGCAGCGACCACTCAACTTGCCATTGCCTCAAGGGGTTTGACAACAGCAACCGCACAGGTCACCGCTGCACAAGCAGGTGCAACCGCAGCATCAAACACTCTTGCTGCTGCCAATGCTCGTCTCGCTGCTGCTCAAGGCGCTGTTGCTGCTCCACTTCTCTTAAAAATTGCCCTACTTGCTGCTCTTGTTATTGGCTTTGTCTATGCTTGGAAAGAGTCTGAAAGATTCCGCGAAGTAATGACAACCGTGTTTAATTTTGTAGCCAAGGTTGTTGGAAAGGTCCTTGGTTTTGTTTTTGAACTGTTTGGTAACTTACTTATTGGCTTTGGTCATCTTATCGACATCAATAATACATTCGGGCAAGTGGTAGCGGGTGTATTCCAGTTTGTTTATGAAACATACCTGAATGTTATTACGGGCGTTCTTGGATTCTTTAAGAGTTTTACTGATGGATTTATTAGTTTATTTAGAACACATGAAACTTTCCGACAGATAGTTGAAGAAGTCATGAACATTGTTGCCCGTATTATTGCCTTGGCTGTAACAGCAATAATTGTAA